GGAGGATTGAACCAAGGAAAGACGTCTTCAGAAATAGTACCCGTGTTGTCATCGCCGCAAAGCGCTGCAACAACATGGCCGAGCATGACGCCTAACCTGTTCCATTGAGAATCCGGTGACAAAACGCACCATGCGTAACAAAAGAGTTGAAAAAGGATAATTGTATTGTCAACTATCGTATTGGAACAACCAGAAGGCATTCCACGATGTTTCATGACAAAATCTCCATTCATAAGCACGCAGCACGAATTAATGACACCGGCATAGTAAGCTCGCATGCGAGAAGCATGTAGAGCTCGATCAGTAGCAGACATAAAAGCGATGCGCAACTCACAAATCGAACGAAGCATGTAGGACGTCAACGATTGGTCGTAAGCCTTTTGATCTTGTTCGAATGCATTAGCAAAGCGATTTAGTCGCGTATACAACTTGTGCCAACCACCCCGGTACTTCGTTGCACCAGGGAATCCCCAATGGGTGTTGGCAGTATTGTAGAAGAGTTGGTTGAAATGCCAGCACAGGCGATTCATGTTAACGACATGTTCGAGCGGAGCTTGAAGAAACACTCGAAGTGCATTGCGCAAAATCTTCTCAATAAGACGCATTTCGATTTTTACAGAACTTTGAAAGAAATAGGTACGCCAAGGATATTCCCAACAATCGCGAATGTAAGCTTGCACTTCAACATTAGCCATTGCCGCGCCTTTTGTTAGGAATACTTGATTGTAGGGCCACCCAGGAACTTTTCTGTCATCGACTTGTTCGCATGATTCCTCATGGGATAAAACGCGCGCTCCAGAAAGAAACGGCGCGAAATAAAGACGGCACATAAGTTCGGCCGTATTCCATTGAGCAACAATCGGCTTAGGAGTAGCGCGATTGAATTTTGAAAAGCCTTCATAAAGGGCTTCAGGTGAAGATTGACATTGGCGATAAGCATGGAAGTCAATTTCAGGATCATTTCCAGTTCTTTCACGATGCCAATCAAGATTTGGTTGAAATATGCGGGGTGGACGAGAGCGTAACGGCGCTTTATCGTCAGTACCGCAATAAGTGAGACTCACAATGTTGTTCCATTTAGACATAAGAGGACCAGACATTTGAGCCACGGGATTGAATTTGAACATTGAAGGAAAAGCGAAGTCGAGTTTGATACAACGACTTTCGGCTAATTGGATTTCTTGTCGTCCGTTCGAGAAGACGTCAGCGCCCGCAAACGTTCCAACTCCGCCGTCAATCGCATTTGTTCCATTTTGTTCGAATGCTCCAACTTCATCCTCTCCAAATCCTGATTGTGAGCCAACATCGAAACTGTCTTCATGTCCTTCTGATCTGTAGGTATCATCGCAATGACTGCAGTCGCTTCTTTCACACCCATAGGTTCGATGGATGCAGCAACGGAGGCACTGGCAAGCTCCTGATTCTCTTTCAACGCTTGCCGCGCGGCAGCGAGAACTTTCGGGGGAATATCGGCAGATTTCTTCGCCTTCTTTTCCTCGGGCTTCGGCGCTTCCTTGGAGTTTTTTGCAGCTTCCTTAATCGAAGCAATGACCTTACCGCGAGCGATGCGACATTTTTCACATTGTGCATTGTGATCACGGTAAAACTCACGT